TGTCCTCCGTGTAAAACTAAAGAATGTGAAAACTATTGTTCCGAAGGTGATATGATATTAGAGTTACAAGGCGGAACCTGTAAAGAATTAGGTATTAAATCCGGTAACAAAATAATTAGCGACTTTGACTAATTTTTTCTTGTAATAATTTTACAAACTCATTCTGAATCATTTTGGTAAACTTAACAGACGGTGATTCCTCAGCTTCATTATATCTATAACTACCTTTTGGTGGTCTTTTTCCTCTACCTAAGTAACTTAACCCTGAAATATTTGTAATACATTTGTGTCCCCCACTATTTGCTTGAATGAAATCCCAAACATTTACATTAATATCATCCAACATTTGTCTATGTTCTTCAGGTAATTCAGAAAAAGGTTTTTCCATCATCTCACCAATATGTAATAATTCTTCTTTACCGTGGTCTTTTGATTTATAATCTTTACCATATAACGCAACAAAATCTTTGAATGTAAATCCTGTTGACTCCATATTGAAATCTTTTGATGTTTCCGATACCCATTTAATAGTTGAAAGAGGTATTTCACGTTGTTTTAATTGGTCTTCCCATTTAGACAATACTTCCTGAGCAATTTCACCTAAATTAACACCTTTTAACTCTCGTTCTTTTTTGAAAGGATTACAAGATGCCTGAACTAATCCCAATGGCCAAGCAATAACTAAAAAGTCAGCTTCAGGATTATTTTTGAATGGTGTATATCTATCATAAGAACCTGGTTTAAACATTGACCCACCACCGTATTGAACAATAATATTACCTAATACTTTAACATTAGGATTATCTTGCATTGATTTAACATACTCATCTTTATTTTGTTCCAAACTTTCAGGTTTTGCAAAACCTTTTTGAACCATAATCTTTTTAATTGTATGAAGTATATTCAATAAGGATGGACTACATTCCATCACCAATTGTTCTAAGAATCCCGGTTTGTTTTTGAAGGCTAATAATAATTTGTTAACAACCAACCCCATTAACATTTTATTTTTTTGTAATGAAGTATCTTTATCTAATTTGAATAAATAAGATATTACTTGGTCAACACTAATCTCATTAAATGCGTAGTTAGCCGAGTCCACAGTCGAAATTAATAATATATCTGAAGATGGAAATAACTCTTTAGGTGAAACTACTTGAGAAATTGTTTCAACGTTTGAACGAGATTGCCTAAACGATGTTGATTTAGTATCTTCAGCACCGGCTTGTCTATCGTGATGGTCAGTATGAATAACGAACATTGGTTTTCCGTGAGCAAAATCAACTAAAACCGGCATAACATCACCTTTAGCATCATTCTTTTTAACGGCAAATTCCTTATCCCCATATTGTATAACGTGAGCATCAACAACCTTAATACCATTACTTTCAAGGTATTTTCTCATTGCTATTGCTGTCGTCACACCGTCTAAATCTTGGTGAAAATATATTTCGGCCTTAGGATATCTTTTCGCAAGAGATTTAATATCCCTTAAACCACTTTCTGTTATTAATTTTTTCATATTTATATTGCCGCTTTAATAGCGTTACCAAACATACCTTTAAGTGCATCACCAATAAAATCTCCACCCATTGATGGCGATGATGGTGCTGCAGGTGCAGGTGAAGGTGATGTAGGTGTCGTTGGTTGATTAAGTACTGAACCAAAATCATCAGCCCAAGCTTTTTGACCTTCAGGTGTTTTATTAAATTGTTCAACCTTCTCTTCTAAATCAGCATATTTTTCCATTAATTCTTCCGGGCCAACAAAATTAGCAATACCCAAAAAGTCTAATAATCTTAAATACCATTTAGTTCTACCCATTAAAGAACGTGTTGCTCTGTTACCAAATAGTCTTGGGACACCACCTTTAATTTTTGTCATAAATGATGCGTCAGCTAAACCTTTATTATCTCTAAACCCTCTAAATGCTGTATCTTTTTCAATTTGTTTAATCAATTTAGATTTCTCTACCTTAGATAAAACTTTACCTTCCAATTTACCTAATTCAGTTGCACGAGTACTCATTTTTGCACCGGCTCCTTTGAAAATTTGTATATATTCTTCAATAAGTTTAACCAATCCTCTACCTAACAATGGAATTCTACCAATTGACGCTCTTAACATACCAATTAATTTATCACCCCAACTTGGAGCTTTTTCAACCATTTTCGCAATTGGGCCACCAGCAGCTTTTGCCGTTACTGATATTTTAGAGGCATCTCCTGCAACCGCAGCCGCTCTAAACGCTTTAGAAGCCGCACCGCCTGTTTTCATAACACCAACAACCGGTTTAGCAATTAAATCACCAATTAATGGTACCGCAGATATAAATGAAAGTAATGCAAATAATCTATCACCTTGTCTCCAATAACTAATACCATTGACAACATCCACAATACCTGTCGGGTCAAAAATACCAACAATATCACCTAAAGTATTATACCATTTACTCTCTCTAAGTAATTTTGATTTTTCAGGATATACCGAGCGTAAGAATTCAACAACAAAAATCTTTTCTTCTTTAGATAGGTTATCCCATTTCTCTTGAAGTATTTTTTCTTGTTCTTCTTTATAAATTTGAACTATTCGTTCTTTTAATTCTGATTCCGTTAATATTTTTTTCATATTAAAATAAATCTTTTACAAAATTAATTGCCTTGTCAATAATATCTTGGTCTAAACCTAATTTATGTAACGCATTGTAAGTATCACTTCCCGGTATTCCATCTGAATTTATTTTTTCCATAGTTTGGAATTTTTTAAGAGCGTTAACTGTTGTTGGCCCCCATTGAGAATCAACCGGTATTTGGAATACTTTACCGTTAGACATAACGTTTTTCATCTTAAAGTAATCATTAAGAGCCGTTTGTAATTCAAAAACCTCTTGACCACTCAATTGAATACGTTGTTCATTAAGTAAACCATATCTAGAACGTATATCACTTCTTTCTTCTTCTGAAATTATAAATCTTTTTGTCATAATAGTATTTTTAATTATAAATATCCAGGAAATAAAAAAAGAGGATGTTACTCCTCTTTTAATTCTAACTCTAATTGTTTCCTTTCTTCAATAAACGCATTTACACGTTTTTTCGCTATGTTTGTATAGTTTGGAGATAACTCGATTCCTAACCATCGTCTTCCTAATGTTTCAGCCGCGACCGCTGATGTTCCACTTCCCATAAAAGGGTCAAAAACAATATCATTTTTATATGATAATATCTTAATCGCCTTAACCGGAATGTCCATTGAGAATGTCGCTTTGGTTAATGATTTAGTATCTGCAAAGTATTCCCATCGTCCAAATACCAAGTTCATAAAATCTTTCTTATCCTCATCTTGATAAACCACTTTATTTTTAATGGTTCCGTCCGGTTGCTCAACATCTGTTGGGACACCCTTCCACTGAGATTCACCTTTGGTTAATTTCTTATTAGTTTTCTTATATGCCAATATGATACATTCCTTTGGGTTATAAATGTAAGGACAACTTGCACTCATCCAACTACCCCAAGCAGTTTGTCTAACTCGGTGAGGTGAGTCCTCAGTCAAATCAACCATCCCAAAGAATTTGAATCCAACTTGTTTCATCATCATCCAAAATTCTGCATTGAATAATATTCTCCCCCCTCTTTCTTGAACGTTTAATTCTATTGGAACATTGATTGCAACTCTACCATCATCTTTTAATATTCTTAATGATTCTGTTAACCACTCTCTCGTGAACTCCCAATAATCATCCATTGAACGTCCATCATCATATACATCATATGACACATTTACGTTATATGGTGGTGATGTTACCAAAAGGTCGATACAACCATCCGGAAGTGTTTTCATCACCTCAATACAATCCCCATTTATAATCTTCCCTGTCTCTATCATCTTGTTCTTTTAATTGGTATTCCCAACCATTTTCTTTTTTTATTGGTGTTATCTCTAAATCCAAAAACACCGCGTTTTGGTCACTAGCGTGTAAACCTAGTATGTTATAATCGTAAAACTCTTCAGCCTCACCCATCGTCATTAGGTCTCTCTCTTGTAAGATATCTAATATTCTTTGTTTTGAATATAACATCTTTCTTCCCGGAGAACCAAAGTCCTCAACAATCCCAACGATTGCACTTTCTAATCCATCTAATAGAACCGCACCTTCTGCGTATTCATCAATATCAACTGTTACTCTCAAGTCTCTCAATTTTACGATTCAAATACCACAACGCTTTTTTCATATCCTGAAGTTCTTTATCAGTATCTTTTTTGCCTGCTCTCGCAACATATTTCACAACATTGAAGATATAAGCGTCTTTATCAAGACCCCAAGCTTCACACACTTTAACAACCTCATATGGATTGTCCTGACCCCCATAATGTAATGGGTGGTTTACCATTTCTTTATTATCACTCATATTATTTTAATGTTATATCTTCTGTTGGTACATTTGCTTTTGATTCCATCATTTCCGAAGTCAATTCATAATCATCATCATTTCGGTATTCACCTAATAACTCTTCATCAGACATAATTCCTGAGAATTGTTCTCTTAATTTTGATGTGTCCACATCACCATACATTGCGTGAATAGTTGTTTCCAATTGGTCAGCGAAAATCAATGCGTCATAGATAACACCAATAACTTTATAAGGATTAGCATTTGATGATGGTCTTCTATCCTCAAG